TCAGGCGAGGAACGCGCGCTCAGCCTCTGCCATTTCGTCACCGTCATCGCTCCGCGGGAATAGATGGCCGTAAACGTCCATGGTCATCATGATTGAGCTATGACCTAGGCGCTCCTGGACCACCTTCGGCGGCAACTCCAGCCCGCCATCTTTCCGCCGGTTGATGCACCAGGACGCGTAGAAATGGCGTAGCGCGTGCATGCCCGTATACTTCGGAGCGAGCACTGGCTTGCCGTTCTTGTCGACCTCGCCGCTGTCGATGGCGACCCCCGCGGCAACCCAGGCCGGATGGAGACCGCGCCGGAGGATGTTGTTCAGCTGCTCGACTTTCCCAGTGCCGTTCGGGAAGACCAGATCCAGGACCATGATCTTCTCGCCGTCGTCGCCTCGTTTGCCGCTGTCTCGCTTCGGGCACGCTAGCTTCCACTCGCGCAGCGCGTTGATGACCATTGGTAGCGCCGGTAAGATGCGCTCTCCGGAGATGGACTTTGGCCTGCCGATGTCGTTGTACCGGTCGGCTCTCTGGTGTACCCGGATTTCCCGCTTCTCCATATCCACGTCCTGCCAACGCAGCCCACGCAGCTCTGATGCGCGAAGTCCGCAGAAGGTGGCCGTCAGGATCAGCGGCCGCCAGCGTCCCGCCAGAGCCCCAACGAGCGCCTTCACCTCTTCCCGGGTCGGGATGTCTACTCCGACCTTCAGGCGACCCTTCTGGCGCTTTTCCTGGCGCTTCTCGCCAGAGCCGCGGCGACCTTTCATATCTCGCACGACGTTTCGGGCAACGAGCCCACGCTCCTGGGCATCTGCAAGCAGTGAGCCAAGGCTCACCAAAACCTTCTTGATCATGGCTGCCGATCGGCCGGCTTCGCGTAACTGGTCTTCGAAAGCCCTTATCTTCGCTATCGACAAGCTCGGCAACTTTGAGGCGCCGATGAAGGGTACGATGTGCATTCGAAGATGGCGCTCATAGTCCTCGATAGTCGCGCGTTCGAGACCTGCAGCGCGCGCGCTTGCAATCCACAGCTTGCCAGCTTCCTCGATGGTGGCGCTGGCGCTGTTAGCAACATGCACCCCTTCACGAACCTCGACCTTCGCCGTTGCTGCAAACGTGTCGGCGTCCTTCTTCTTAGTGAACGTCTTTAGGCGGCGCTTGCCGGCCATATCGAAGTAGTCGACGACCCAGGCGGATTTCTCGACACCTTTGGGAGTGATCCAGTTGCGTTTGCGAACCGACATTATCTCTTCACCAGCATATCGGCGCCCTTTGTAAGTGAACGGACGACCTCGCCAAGTTCTTTTTCCCGAGCGTTGAATCGGGCTATCGCATCGTTGAGTTCTTTTTCTCTTTCTTGAAGAGCTTCGCTTCTTGCAATGTATCGCTCTCGCATCTCGCGAACCCTTTCCTCCTTTCTTTCAAGCTCTTCTCGAACGCGCGCCCTGCGCTCCCAAATGTGATGAGCAAGCTCCGCCCTCTTTGCACGCAGTTGCTCGCTGATCTGCTTTCTCTCCTCAAGCAATTTTCGCTCTACTTCTTGCAGATAATTCCACTGTTGCTCGAGCCGTGAACGCATGTCTTCTGCGATGGCGAAGGCGTCCGTTAGAGCTTTAGGATCAACATTACTTTCGAACGAATTTTCGAGCCGAGCGACGATTTCACCATTCATTGATCGTTCGTTGCCATCGGCTGCGCGGCTGAGCTTGTCACGCAAGCTTGCAGCGAGCCGGAGCGTGATTCGGATTTCTTCTTCTTTCGTCATTGAAGCGGTATCCATATTCATTCCCGGCCGTTTAGCACCATTCTAGTGTCATGTCTTGACACTAAAATGGTGCGACACTAATCTGGTGTCGTTAATCCTAACGGAGTGCTAAAGCATGGCAACAGAAGACAAGCACATCGACCTAATTTGGGAAGTGTCCGAGATTGCAAAGATTATTGGGCGCAGCGAGCGGCAGACTTTTCATCTGCTTTCCACCGGTCAACTGCCGGCAAAGAAGGTCGGTAGTCGGTGGGTCACTGAGCGGAGCAAGCTACTGCGGTTCTTCATGGAGACAGCGGCATGAGGGTTGGAAACGAAAAAGCGGCGGGGGTCCAGGCGCCAACCACTCCCCCAGCCGCGCAATCAGGTAGTCGCTTTTCCAGCGACCCCTCCCTCATCAACGAAAGGATGTCGTCGATGACGACTCACTCTAAGCATAGTTACTCCCTTCGTGTCCAGATTTTGAATGACGGCCAGCCGGAAGACCTGCCAATCAACCTTCAAGGGAGATTGGCATGGATGCTACAGCAATTGATTGACGCAGGCAGGGCGGGCGTAACCACGCTGGAAAGGCCGGCTCCTAGGGTCGGGCACTACCTGTACTGTTTGCGAAAGAAGGGCTTTGCAATCTCCACCACCTACGAAACCCACGCTGGCGCTTTTTCAGGAGTGCACGGCCGCTATCGCTTGGAGAGCGAAATCAAAGTCCTCGAAGACAACACGAGGGCCGCTGTTTGATGAGCAAAGCTCCCGCCAAAGGTCAGAAACACGAAGCACTCTACGCTCTCCTCTGGATGCCGAAGTTATCGCCGGCTGCAAGAGCTGTGGGTGGTTGGCTCGTATGGCACGCAAACGCCTCAACGGGCAGATGTGACCCAGGGCAAGCAAGACTGCTGAAAGAGACCGGCTTCTCACCTCGGACGATCAAAAACGCGGTTCAAGAACTCGTCGCCCGCGGAATTGTCTCCAGAGAATTGCGCGGACATCAGAGCAGTTCGTACGAGGTTCACTGGCAGAAGCTGAGCGATCTAGTCGCTGAGTATGAAGCGCGCGCAAGGTCTGGTGAAGTAGTCATAGCAGCAGAGGAACGCCGTAAGGGAGGGGCAGAAAACTGCACCCCCTTAGTGCAAAAAACTGCACCTTACCCGGTGCAAGAAACTGCACCCAAACACTGGGAAGGGAACTCTGTGAAAGAACACGTGTTCCGGGTCGGCACCATTTCCGTGGAAAATGGTGCACATGCATCGCGTGGCCAGGGTGTAGAAAAGAACGACGTCTTAGGCGTCAATGCCGGGTCTCTGGAGACAGCTTTCAAGGCAGTACATTCAGACGATACGGTTGCTGCTCGCGTGCTTTCCTATCAAAAAGATCACGCCTTCTTGGCGGGTCTCGACAGAGCACTGAGAGACGGTAGGCTCTTCAGTCGGCCAATTGCCGACGCGATCTACGAGCGCCTCGAAGCCATTCACGACAGCGACGACGCCACTCAGGGTGACCCAATTGCCGGCCGCGCGTATCGACTTTTAGAAACTGATTTGTACCGTGAGGACGCTGCATGACCTCGATCATTCCGTTCCCCTCAAGGCTGAGAACCGGGCACGCTCGCAAAGTCGCTACGCAATTAGCGAACGCACGCTCCAACCGGGAGGCCGATCACATCTTGTCTCGGGCCGTCCGTTCCCATATCCGGCAAATGCAATCCGTGGGCATCATTGCTCAGGAGATCGAAAATCAGCGTGTTGATTTTCTGATTTCCATTCACTTCGAATGCCAAAAGGTGGGTGCCGGGTGGCTCCCTGCGCTGGAAATCGGGTCCGGGGGCGCCGCATGACGATAGCCGAACGTAAAGCGCGCGAAGCGCACGACCGCGAGAACCCGTGGCGGCCGATGTCAGAAGCGAGGCCCGGCCGAACGCTCTGCGATCTACTGTTCAACGATCTGGCCGGATACCATTCTCCAGAGGGCGTCTACTACTTCTTGGACGAAGATGGCTCCTGGTATCGAACCGAGCCCCCTGGGCGGGTCTTCGAGCCACCAATGAACTGGCGGGCTGCCTATGTGCAGATCTCAACCGGCCGCCGAAACTACATTAAAAGGAGCTGTGATGGCTAAGTGGCAGAATTTCAAGAAGCCGCGGCCGGCCGGAAAGACCTTCTACGAGATTGACCATGCCGCTTTTGCGGCGGGTCTTCACGTTTTCGCAGATGGGGCGTGTGACCCCAATCCGGGCCCAGGTGGCTGGGGTGTGGCCGTCTTCAGGGACGGGGTGGAGGTTGCTTCCGATCACGGTGGTGACGCTGACACCACGAACAACCGGATGGAACTGACAGGGCTCTTGAGGGGCATCGAGGCCGCAAAGGCGCTCGGGGCTCCGGTGATCCTCTGGTGCGACTCTCAGTATGCGGTGAAGGGCGCCAACGAATGGATGCACAATTGGAAGAAGAAAGGCTGGAAGAAGCCCGGTAACGACGAGCTGAAGAACATCGAGCTTTGGCAGTCGATCGACGCGGCGCTTTCTGGAGCCGACCAAATCATCATTCGCTGGTGCAAGGGCCATGCGGGCATAGCCGGCAACGAGCGGGCTGACGAGCTTTCCAACCTTGGCTTGGCGTCAGCTCTGCAAATCTAAAACGAGGAAATCGGAATGGGTCACTGGTACGTTGTAAGGACGCGAGCAGGGCAACAGCAGAAGGCCACGCTTGAATTCGAGGAGAATGGTATCGCCGTCTACTGCCCCACAATGCGGCGGGAGACCAGGCACTTCCAAACCAAAAAATGGATCATGCGGGAGTACCCGCTTTTCACCGGCTACGTCTTCGCTGATCTGCGGATCTCCGATTTCGGCACGCTCCGCGAAATGCGCTCTGTGCTGTCCGTCTTGGCAGATGGCGGCGGCACGCCTGTTCCCGTCTCAGGCAACATCGTCGAGGATATCCGGGACGCGCAGGAGCGAGGAGACTTCGACGTGCTCCGGCCGACAGTCCGCCGTCTGAAGGCCGGCGATAGCGTCCAGCTCAAGGATGGGCCTCTGGCAGGTCATTACGCGTCAGTAACGAATGTAATAGGACGGCGCGCGGTCAAAGCTTGTGTGGAGATGTTCGGTTCTCTGCGCGAGGTAGAAATCGGACTTGAAAGTATCAGGCGAGTAGCTTAGATTGCTGCTCAGCGATTTGCAGCCTGTTCTGCTGGGCGCCACAGAGCGGCCCACGGGGCTCCGGGGAACTTTCGCATTCCCCGCCCCGGTTTTACTTTGCCAAATTTTTTGGGTGCTGCGTTCTCAGCCTGAGTACGAGAAGTGGGAACCCTCGCCGTAATCGTAAATTTCAACGCTACCGCCGTTCACCCTTACGGTGAATGCGGAGCCAGTACCGTAATCATGTCCACTATAGGAACCGTTGCCGCTCGCGGTTAGGCTGATCGAGGAGCTTTCACCGTAGTGATGAATGTTGCTCAAGCTTCCACTGATACTGCTGCCGGTCGTGTAGTCGTAGGCGTTAACGTTTTGGCCGGAGACATTCGCCGTAATGCTCATATGGCCGTCTCCCGAATACGAGTAAATCGAAGATATCGCACGACCTGAAGCATGGCTTAGAGCGATTGCGGCTACGGATGCGCGCACGTGAGGTTTCACAGTGTTCTCTCCCCGGTGGATCGGTCTTTTGTCAGTAGTTAAAGATCAGCCATCACTCTATCGGGAAGCTGCGACCAGAATCGAGGTCGGATTTTCTCTTCACCTCTGCCGTCCTGCGATTGACTGCGTGGTCGATAGCGTCGTTGATTTCCTTTTCTAAAGTGGAGAGGTCGTTTGCCAAGGCCTTTAGGTTGTTTGAAATTGTCGTAACGCTCGCCTCCAACTCGGATTCCAACCGCTCATTGTCCGGGAGCGTGATGACAATAGTTTTGGGGTTTACAAGCGCCTTGGCACCCAGCGTTGAACTGCTTGGCGATATCCAGAATGCGCCTTGGTCACCATCAAACGGAATTGTGACGTCGATCACGTCGCGGTTTCCGTCCCTGCGGCGCTTCCCCTTACGTTGATCAAAGGAAATAGTGGGGACGTCAATGAGCAAGCGATGGCGGATCTGATCGATGTAATTGGTGAGTAAGGCTCGATCCTTGAAAACGCTATCTGGGAATGCCAGGACTTCCTTATGAGCCTGCCCTACTGCTTGGTCCTTTACGGTGAACACGCTTTGCCCGCTGAATAGATGTTCAGTCACATATAGCTCCCAGCCATTGCAAGCGACCTCTTGGCCACTTTTCCATGCGCTCACGAGAGCACGTGTAGCCTGATTCCGGCAAGCCAAGATTGTATCTGCTCGCGCGAAATCGGCTGCGCCGCATTAGCGGTTTTGCATTTTCCACAGGTGGCATCATGAGCGCTCCCATAGGTAACCAGTTCCGGCAGGCGATAAGCACAAACGGTCGCGCCGGCCGTCTCTCCACCCCTCGGTGGGGTCGAACAGCGTAATGGCAGGCAAGTCTCAGTGGGGCGAGCACGCCCGAGAGCAGATCCTTGAAAAGCTGTCGATCGGCAAAAGCCTGAGAGAGATTTGCTCGGCTGAAGGAACGCCCTCTGAAAGCCTGGTCCGCAAATGGGTGATGCAGGACGAGGACTTCGGTGCGCAATACGCCCGCGCGCGCGAAGCTGGCATGGAAGCCCTCGCCGACGAAATCCTGCAGATTGCCGACAGCCAGGAAGGCGACATCCTCAAGACGGAAGATGGCCGGGAAATCGTCAACCACGACGCCATCCAGCGGGCCAAGCTTCGCGTTGATACGCGCAAGTGGATCATGAGCAAGATTGCTCCGAAGAAATACGGTGATCGGCTTGACCTCAACCACTCCGGCAGCATCGACACAATGTCAGACACCGCCGTCGATGCTCGCCTCGCTTACCTCCTCGGAAAAGCTGGAGTTGCTCCAGTTGCTGGAGGAGAAGGAGAGGCGGAAGAAACAAAACCTGCTGGCGATCTATAAGCCCTATTCGAAGCAGAAGGAATTTCACGCGGCAGGCAATGGCTACCGCGAACGCCTGTTCATGGCAGGTAACCAGCTCGGCAAGACGCTTGCGGGTGCTGCCGAAGCGGCGATGCATCTCACCGGCAAATATCCGGACTGGTGGGAAGGCAAGCGCTACGACAAGCCGATTGTCGCAATTGCCGGTTCGGAGTCATACGAGCTGACCAGGGACGGCGTGCAGCGCCTTCTCGTTGGCCCTCCGATGACTGAGGAGGAATGGGGCACTGGGTATATACCGAAGGCCGATATTATCTCCAGCACCCGGCGCTCTGGGGTGTCTGGCGCGCTGGATAGCATCACGGTTCGGCATGTCTCGGGCGGAACGTCAACTCTGCTCTTCAAGGCATACGAGCAGGGTCGTGGTAAGTGGCAGGCAAACACGGTTGATTACATCTGGTTCGATGAAGAGCCGCCAGAAGACGTGTACTTCGAAGGCATCACGCGAACCAACGCAACGCAAGGGTTGATCGCGGTCACGTTCACGCCTCTCAAGGGCATGAGTTCGGTCGTCGCCCGGTACATTCTGGAGCACTCACCGGATCGCAGCGTCATCACGATGACGATCGAGGACGCCGAGCACTACACGCCGGAAGAGCGGCAGAAGATCATTGACAGCTATCCTGCTCATGAGCGGGAAGCGAGGACGAAGGGCGTTCCGTCGCTCGGCTCGGGTCGGATCTTCCCGGTAGCTGAGGAACTAATCACGGTCGTTCCCTTCGAGGTTCCGAAGCATTGGGTCCAGATCTGCGGGATCGACTTTGGGTGGGACCATCCAACAGCCGGCGCTCGGCTGGCATGGGACCGTGATGCAGACGTGATCTACGTCACGACGGTTTACCGACAACGTGAGGCGACTCCCATCGTGCATGCGGGCGCACTGAAGCCGTGGGGCGCTTGGCTCCCATGGTCATGGCCACACGACGGCAACAACGATATGGCCGCCGGCCCGAACCTCGCATCGCAGTACAGGGCGCAGGGGCTGAACCTGCTCCCGGAGAGGGCGACTTTCGAAGACGGCAGCAACAGCGTTGAGGCTGGCCTCATGGAAATGCTGGACCGGATGATAACCGGCCGGTTCAAGGTCTTCTCGACCTGCGGCGAGTGGTTCGAAGAGTTCCGGCTCTATCACCGGAAAGACGGCAAGGTCGTGAAAGAGCGTGATGACGTGATTTCAGCCTCCCGATACGGGCTGATGATGAAGCGCTTTGCCAAGGTCAAGGCCGAGGCGGCCGCATGGAAGTTCCAAGATCGGAAGGTTGTTTGATGGCTCCAATGTCGAAAGAGCAGGTTGCGGCCCAGGTCTCGCAGCTCGTCAAGGATTGCGAGAACTATCGGGACGAGCTTTCCGTCGATCGTATCAAAGCGATGGAGTATTACGACGGCGAGATGAAGGACACGCCGGCCGACGCGAACCGGTCGAAGGTCGTCTCTCGTGATGTCCGCTCGGCTATCAAGAAGGTTCTGCCGTCTCTCATTCGCACGATCCTCGGCAATGACAAGGTTGTCGAATACCAGCCGGTCAATGAAGGGGACGAGGCAGCGGCAGCACAGGCGACCGACTACATCAACTATGTCGTGTTCCCCGAGAGCGATGGCTATGACGCCGTACAGGACGCCGCGCACGACGCGCTGAAGCTCCGCAACGGCATCATCCGCTGGTGGTACGACAAGAAGCGGAAGGTTCAGGTCTCCAAGCATACCGGCCTTGAGGAACAGGCGCTGGTTCAGCTCGTCGCCGACGATGATGTCGAGGTGTTGGAGCAGGAGCAATACGAAGAGCAGATCGACACGCCGCAGGGACCGCAGCCGGTCACGCTCTACAATGTGAAGATCCGGCGCGTGTCCGAATACGGCTGCACGAAGCTCGCTGCGGTCCCGCTCGAGGAATTCCTGATCCATCCGGATGCAATCTCGATCGACGACAGCCCGATAACGGGCATGAAGACGCGCCTGCGCCGCTCCGATCTGGTCGAGATGGGATACGATCGAGAGAAGGTCGACAGCTTCCCGGCCTCGGGCTCGGATATCGAGGAGGAGGAAGAGGAATTCACCCGTAGGCGCGATGCCTTCGACGAGAACGATTCGATCGTCAAGGCGCTGCAGGAGGTCGATTACTACGAGCTCTATGTGAAGATCGATGCGGATGACGACGGCATTGCCGAACTGCGCCGCATGGTCTTTGCCGGCGGCCTGGCAGAGGTCAACCTCCTCGAGGATGAGGAATGGGATGAAGTCCCCTTCGCCGATCTGATCACCGAACGCCGACCGCATCAGCGCGAAGGCAATTCGGTCACTGACGACATGGCCGAAATCCAGCGCGTCAAGACGGTGCTGATGCGCCAGACGCTGGACAACCTCTATTGGCAGAACAATCAGCAGCCCATCGTTCAAGAGGGCACGATTGCTAACCCGGAAGCGGTGCTTAATCCGAAGTTCGGGCAGCCGATCCGGGTAAATCAGGGCATCGATGTCCGCGGGGCGATCGGCTACAACACCGTGCCTTTCGTTGCAGAGCAGTCGTTCGGCATGCTCTCCTATCTCGATCAGGAAGCAACCGACCGAACCGGCATTTCCGACGCTTCCTCGGGCATGGCGCCGGATGCATTGCAGAACATGACGGCCAAGGCCTCTTCGATGATCGAGGCGGCAGGCGTCGGCCAGACCGAATTAATGGTCCGCACGTTCGCGCAGGGCCTCAAGCGCGTGTTCCAAGGCCTTCTGCGGCTGGCGATCAAGCATCAGGACAAACCGCGCACGGTGAGACTGAGAAACCAGTGGGTGACCTTCGATCCGCGCCAGTGGAATGCGGACATGGACGTCACCGTGAACACCGGGCTCGGCGCCGGCACGCGTGAGCGGGACATGATGATGATGCAGGTCGTCGGTGCGCAGCAGGAGAAGCTGCTTGCGGCTTACGGCCCCGTCAACAATCCGTATGTCTCGGCGGAGAACATCTGGAATTCGGTGTCGCGCGGCGTCGAGGCCGCCGGCCTTCGCACTCCGGACCTCTACTTCACCAAGCCGACGCCCGAGCAGATCGACCAACTGCAGAAGGCGCAGGCGAACAAGCCCGATCCGGAAATGGAGAAGGTCAAGATCAAGGCGCAGGCTGACCAGCAGAAGGCCCAGCTCGACGCCCAGCTCCAGCGCGAGAAGATGCAGCAGGAGGCGCAGCTTGAAACCCAGCGCATCCAGCAGGAAATGGCCCTGAAGCGCTACCAGATCGAGCAGGAGATACAGCTCAAGCGCCAGACCAACGCCATGCAGATGCTGACGCGTGATCCGGTATCGAGCGTGAATATTGGCGGAGATCCGGGCTGATGAGGTACTGGGCTAGGTTCAAAGCGTGGTTCAAGGCGCAATATGGGTTGGGCGGCGCGCTGCACCATGAAGTCTACTACTCGCGCTTCGGCTACTGGGTCCGATCCTGGTCGAGGCGCCCATGAGGCAGGAAGACAAGACCGCCGCCGCCCGCGTGCTGCTCGACATGCCGCTCTTCCATCTCCTGATGGACGAACTCGAAATGGCGGCCGTCAACGGCTGCGTGAACGCCAAGAACACAGATCATGACGCCCGCGCCGCCTTTGCGGCCGAAGTGCGGGCCATCCGAAATCTCAAAGGCAAGATCAAGTTCCTCGCCGAGGGACAATCCTCTGCCGATGGGAAGGGCGCCCCGGCATAGGGCCGCGGCCAAACCTAAAAGGCAAAGCCAGACATGACAGACGCAGCCACCAACTCCCCTTTCGTGGGGGAGAGTGATAGCGGTCGCCCCGCACTCAGCTTCGATGACGCTGTGAACCTCGACTTCGCCGAGTCCTCCGAGACCAACGAGCCGGAAGAGGAAGAGCAGCAATCGATGAATGCGACGGATGAGGCCTCTGAAGATGGCCAAGAGACCGACGATCCCGCAGCCGAAAGCGACGAGTCTACCGAACCCGAAGAAGAGGGCGCGGAGACCAACGAAGCCCAGGACACCATCATTACCCTGAAAGGCGGTGAGCAGGTTCCTCTCGAGGAACTGAAGCAGGGCTATTTGCGGGAGAGTGACTACCGCCGGAAAACTCAGGAGCTCGGCAATAAGCGCGGATCTCTTGAGGCCATGACAACCCGCGTCGCCTCCACGGCGAACGCCATCGCAGAATTCCTGATCCAGCAGCTACCACCGGAGCCATCGCGCACTTTGGCGATGCAGAACCCGAACGAGTACACGCGCCAGAAGGCCGTTTACGACGGGGCTCTTGAGCAGGTTCAGCGCCTCATCGACATGAGCGCCGAGCCGAAGCAGGTGGCGGGCGAACTCAAGCAGGCCGCGACAGAGGAAACTCTTGCGGCCGAGAACGCCAGGTTGCTCGAAGCCTTCCCGCACCTCGCCAAGGAGGAAGCCCGAGAGAAGTTCTTCACCGACGCCTTCAAGGCCGGCCAGGACTTCGGGTTTTCTCAGGACGAGATGCAGGGTTTCACCGATCACCGTTACTTCAAGGTTATCCACTACGCCCAACTCGGTCTCCAGGCAGAGCAGGCGAAGAGCAAGGCCTTGACGAAGGTGGCAAACGCCCCGCCGGCGACGGCGAAGGCCAAGCCGAACGGGCCGGTTAACCCGCAGGCGCGCAAGAATCAGGATGCGATGAAGAGGTTGTCAAAAACCGGGTCGATCAAGGACGCGATGTCGATCGACTTTGAATAACCCATCTTCAAAGGATCAGAACCATGGCAGCTCTCGTCAACACCTTCCAGACCACGAACGCGGTCGGCAACCGGGAAGAACTCTCCGACGTGGTGTCTCGCATCACGCCCGAGGACACCCCGATCTATTCGCTGATCGAAAAGGGCAAGTGCGTTTCCGTCCATCCCGAATGGGAAACGGACGAACTCGCCGCGCCGGCCGCGAACATCAAGCCTGAGGGCGACGAATACACCTTCGGCGCCATCACCCCGCCTGATCGCATGGGCAACTATACCCAGATCATGCGCAAGGAGTGGATCATCTCCCGCACGCAGGAAACTGTGAGCAACGCCGGAAACGCTGAAAAGCGGAAGTATCAGAAGCTGAAGAAGGGCGTCGAAATCCGCAAGGATGTCGAGTTCGCCATCGTCGACACCAACGCTTCCGTGGCGGGCTCCACCCGCGAATTCGGTTCGCTGAATACCTGGATCGAGACCAACGTTTCCCGCGGTGCCGGTGGCGCCAACGGCGGTTTTGACTCCGGTACCGGCCTGACCGTTGCCCCGACCGATGGCACGCAGCGCGCATTCACGAAAACCATCCTGGATAGCGTGATGCAGTCGGGTTATCAGAGCGGCGCCAACTTCCGGCACGTCTCGGTGTCGCCCTACGTCAAGAGCGTGTTCGTCACCTTCATGTCGGATGCCAACGTGGCCCCGTTCCGCTATGCCGTCTCCAAGGGCGGCGAGCGCAACACCATCGTTGCGACGGCTGACTACTACGAAGGCCCGTTCGGCACGGTCATGATCCACCCGAACCGCGTTCAGGCGGTGGGTGCGCAGCAGGCGCGCAATGCCTTCTTCCTTGACACCGACATGGTCGAATTCCTCTGGCTCGACAAGATCCAGGAGGACAAGAAGGTCGCCAAGACCGGCGACGCCGACAAGGGCGTGATTATCGGCGAAGGCACGCTCAAGGTGAAGAACGAGAAGGGCCTCGGCGTCGCTGCCGACCTCTTCGGCCTCACCGCCGCGAGCTAATCGGGCTCGATCATCATCAACAGGGGCGGGCTTCGGCTCGCCTCTTTCCATTTCAGGAGACAGAGACAATGGCAGACGCCAAAAAGACCCCCGTCAAGCTGCTCTATGACGTGTGGTTCAAGGATGACGAGCGCACGCCGGCCGGGACCGTAATCGAAGTTCCGGTTTCGGAAGCCAAGAAGCTCATCGACGCCGGTAAGGCCGAGCGCGCCGATCCGCTTCCCGGAGACGCCGAATGATCATCCGAGACGGAGAGTGGACGCTCTTTGACCACGACATGACGACCGGCCGCTCCGTCTGGCACTATTTCGACGGGGAGAAGGACGTTTTCCGCGTCGATTATCCGATCACGAACATCGTCAACCAGAACCAGGCGGTTCGCAATGAGGCGAGCCGCGCATGGTCCGGGGACTGGCACCGGGTTGCCTCCATCCCGCTCAACATCGCCTATGACTCCGGCCTCGTGCAGGCCCATAGCGAGGGCAACGACCGCTATGTGAAGCGGTTCCTCAACAGTTCCGATAACCGCGCCTGGCGGACGAAAGAGGGGCATCTATGACCATCTCGGACTATGCGTCCCTCCTGGTGGATGCCTGCGAGTATTCGGGGCGTGAGGATATCGCGCACAACTTCCCCCGCTTTCTCGGGCTCGCGGAGCTGAAGCTGAACCGCGGGCTGCGCGTCGCCGACATGGAAGTGACCGACGAAATCTCGCTAGTCGACGGCGACGGCACGCTTCCGCCTGACTTCCTCGAGGCGCGCGAGGTCAAGAACGCAGCCGGCATTCCCATCCGTGCAATCCCGCTGCAGCAGTTGACGAACAGCTATATGGACCGGAGCGGCACAGCGCCGATCGGCTATGCCATCGTCGGCAGCACCATCAAGGCGCGTCCTATCTCCGATCAGGACCTTACCGTCACCTATTACGGCCGCATTCCGGCGCTGACGCCGTCGAACCCGACGAACTGGCTCTTGGAGAAGGCGCCCGACGTCTATCTCTTCGCGCTGGTCTACGAAATTGCGGTCTGGGGCAAGAATGTCGACGGCGCCACGGCCGCGCAGCAATTGATGATGATGGCGCTCAGTGGGCTGAAGATCGAGGACGAGCGCAGCCGCTGGGGCAATGCGCAATTGGTTGTCGGAGGGCCGACCCCATGACCTTGCTGACAGCGATCAATGAAGCGTGCGACATCGTTTCTCTCTCCCAATTCGACAACGTCTATGGCTCCGACGAGCCGAATGCGCAGACGATGGTGGCGATGGCACAGGAAGCCGGCGACGAGATTGCGCGCCGTGCCGATTGGCAGCAGACGCTGAAATTCCACACGGTCACGGCGTCGCCTGAAAACCTCCCCGATGATTTCCAGCGGCTGACCCCCGGCGGCTCTGTCCGGACCTCTGCCGGCGCCTTCGTGCGTCCCGTCACCAACAGCGGCCAATGGGCGGTCATCGTCGGCATTCCCTCGGCGCAACCTTATTTCTTCGTCAAGGGCGGCCAAGTGCTGATTTCTCCCGCGTCGGCCGCTGCTGGCGCGGTGATTGACTATGTTTCGAAGAACTGGGTTCTGCACGATCCGGACGGCCCGCAGGCGACGTTCTCGGCCGATGACGACACCACCCTCTTTCCCGAGCGTCTTCTCGTGAAGGGCATCATCTGGCGCTGGAAGAGGCAAAAGGGCCTTTCCTACGAGGACAACCTCGCAGAGTTCGAAGCTGACCTCGCGCAGGAGATCAATGCCGACAGGGGGGCAGGATGAGAATTCAGCCCAGACCGGCCCGCATAGGGCAATCCAATCGCGGGGCGGTCTCTATCGGCCGTCAGCAGTCATCGCAGCCAGTGACCTTCCCTGCACCAAAGGGAGGCCTTGTCACCACGGCGGACATGGCATCGCAAGAACCCGGCTCGGCAACCGTGCTGCGCAACTTCTTTCCGACCCTGATGGGCTGCAAGATCCGCGGCGGATCGCAGAAAAGGGCGCTGGCCGCGGATGGCGGCGATATCAGGAGCGCGTTCAAATACAAATACGGCAGCAATGAAAAGCTGTTCATGGCGACGAACGCCGGCATTTACAACATGACCTCGCCGGCAGCCCCTCCGACCACGACCGCGGCCGATGTTGCCGGCATGAGCGGCGGCGACTGGTGCGCCTTCCAGCATACCAATGCCGGCACGTCTTGGCTCGTCTGCCTGAACGGTGCCAACGACCGGCAGCTTTATAACGGCACGAGCTGGACGACGACACCGGCCATCACCTTCACCGATGGCACGACGATGCCGCAGCTCAATTATGGTTGGCTCTTCAAGAACCGGGAATTCTTCCTCAAGAACGGCACGCTCGACGCCTATTACCTGCCCGTCAACGCGATCGGTGGCGCGGCCGTGGTGTTCCCGCTTGGCGGGGTGATGAAGAAGGGCGGCTCTCTGCTGACCGGCTTCTCCTGGTCGCTGGAGAGTGGCGACGGCCTCAACGACATGTGCGTCTTCGTCTCGACCGAGGGCGAAATCGCGGTCTATGCCGGGTCCGATCCCTCGAGCGCTTCGGACTTCGCGCTGAAGGGCGTCTATCAGATCGGCCGGCCGCTCGGCAAAAATGCCTGGATCAGGGCAGGGGGCGATATCCTCATTGCCACCACGGACGGGCTCACGCCGATGTCGCAGGTTTTCCAGCGCGACCGGCAGGCTCTCTCGCTTGTCTCCGTCTCGCGGCCGATCGAGGACGATTGGCGCAAGGCAGCGAACGCCACCGGGACCGGCTGGACGCTGAAGCAGTGGCCGGAACAGAACCTGGTCTTCGTTGCCTTCCCGGAAAACACCGTCGTCACCGACACGACCTATGTCCTGAACGTGTTGACCGGGCGCTGGGCAACGATCAGCAATTGGCAAGCGCTCTGCTACGAGACGCTACAGGGCGGGCTCTTCTTCGGTGGGCCCGATGGCTATGTCTGGCAAGGGGACGCAGGCGGCACGGATGACGGGTTGACCTTCTCCTCCACTTATCTCTCGCAGTTCTCGCCGGCCGGTCAATTCGGACAGCGTTCGACGGCGACTCTCGCTCATATGTACTTCCGGGCAAAGACGAAGCCGAAGGTCAGGCTGTTCGCACGCGCCGACTATGACCGGTCAACGCCGACATTCGCCACGGCGACTGAGGGCGATGCGACCTCGTCCGAATGGGACGTCGGCCTGTGGGATGTGGCGATATGGGATGGGGCCTCAGAGGTGCAGCGCTTCGACTTTCGCCAGAACGTCCGGGCGGCCGGCGACATGATGGCGGTCGGCTGCGTGATCACTTCGGGCGGTGGTTTCAAGCTTGATATCGAGGTTGACCTTGCCACGGTCCAGGTCTCTGTCGGGGAGGCGAGCGCCTGATGCTGCCGAGCGATCCCGAGAAAGTTTGTGCCGCCTTACTGCGCTGGACACGTGGCGACGAGGCGGCGGCCGATTTCCTGAACGAGATTGCCGAGGTCGCGCGTCTTGCAGACGACATTGTCGACGAGGACGAGAACCGGCAGCGGAATGTCTGCTGGCTCCTGGTCCGGACGCTGACGCGGCTGCCGCTGAATCCGTTCTTCATCCGTCATGCGGCCACTCTGGCGCCGCTGATCAACAGCGTCATCGTGCAATGGCAGCTTTCCGACGAATGGCGCTCCTCGCACGACGCCCTGAAGCGGCAATTCGGCTTTGTCATGCGCGAGGCGGTCGGCTCGATCGTCACCGCCGTCGCGACCATTATTGGCGGCTACGACCACGCCAAGGCCGTCACGGAAGATTTCTTTGAACTCTGCCATTCCGGCTCGCGAGAGACCGTCGAAGACTGGATAAAGGATTGACACATGGGCCTTTACGGTAGCGCTCCGGAAGCTCCGGACCCGCAAGAAACGGCGTCCGCGCAGACCGCCACGAACATCGGAACATCGGTTGCCAATAACGTCATGGGCAACGTCAACCAGGTCACGCCCGATGGCAATCTGACGTACACCTACACGACCCAGAAGTGGAAAGATCCGCTTAGCGGCAAGGAATACGATCTGCAGGTTCCGACCGCGACGCAGACGCTTTCCCAGCAGCAGCAGGCCATCAAGAACCAGACCGACGCCGCCGAACTGAATATGGCGACCCTCGCCAACAATCAGTCGGGCAAGCTGAACAATCTGCTTGGCAGCCCCCTGGATATCTCGAAGGCGCCGGCAGCCGGCAACGCCGGTGCTATCGGCCTGCCGCAGTATCAACAATTCCAGAGCGGGCCGCAGCTCCAGACGAGCCTCGGCAATTACGGCAACGTGCAAAGCTCGATCGCAGGCGCCGGCAATATTCAGAAGCAGGTGGCCGAGAGCGGTCAGATCCAGAACTCGCTCAGCAATGCCGGGGATATTACCCGTTCGTACGACGTCGATTTCGATACCAGCAAATATGAAGATACGCTCATGCAGCGCATGAACCCGCAGCTTTCGCAGAGCCGCCAAGCGCTCGAAACGCAGTTGGCGAACCAGGGCCTGCAACCGGGGTCGGAGGCCTATAACCGGGCGATCGACGCAGCCACGCGGCAAGAAAATGACGCACGGTATGGCGCTATCCTTGCGGCCGGCCAAGAGCAGTCTCGCATTGCCGGCCTGGCGCAGAATCAGGCGACGTTCCAGAACTCAGCGCAGCAGCAGGCCTACAATCAGCTTCTCGGCTCCGGCCAGTTCGCCAACTCGGCGCAGGCGCAGCAGTATGCCCAGAACGCCAACAACATGCAGATGGGGAATTCCGCCCAGCAGCAGCAGTTCGGGCAGAACCAGGCGCAATTGCAGGCCAACAACGCCGCGCAGCAGCAGAAGTTTGGCCAAGGTCTGGCCGGTGCTCAGTTTGGCAACGACGCTCTGCAGCAGCAGTACCAGAACCAGAACACGGCGACGGCCGGCAACAACGCCCTGCAGGATCAGAGCTTCAACTCGCAGCAGTCGAAGTTCAACATGCAGAACCAGCAGCGGGCGCAGTACCTGAACGAGCTCTACGCCCAGCGCAACCAGCCGATCAACGAAATCATCGGGCTCATGTCAGGGGCCCAGGTCAACAGCCCGAGCTTCGTCCCGACGCAGAGCAACCCCATGCCGACCGTCGACTATGCCGGACTTGTGCAGCAGGACTATGCGAACAAGATGGGCGCCTACAATCAGCAGCAGGGCATGATGCAAGGCCTTCTTGGAGGTGCTCTCGGCTTCGGTGGCCAGCTTGCCAGCCTCTCGGACAAGAACGCCAAGAAGGACATCAAGAAGGTCGGCGGCCTCTATGAGTATCGCTACAAGGGCGAGGGCAAGAACGCTCCAAAGCGTATCGGTGTGATGGCGCAGGAGGTGGAGAAGATCCGCCCCGATGCTGTATCGCGCCGCCCTGACGGTCTTCGACAGGTCAATTACGGCGCCCTCTTCAATGCAGGAAAGCGCAAATGATGGGCTATACCGGCTATGGCGCAGCACCCACGCGCGAGGAATTGGCGAAGCGGCTACAGGCGCAGATCATGGGCCAAGCTCTTCCCCAAACGATCGGTGGGGGCATGGGCATGCTCGGCGCCGGCCTCGCTGCCAATTTCGCAAAGCAGAATGCTGCATTCCCGACCGCTCCGGGCGCCGCAAAGCCGTCTCTGATGACCGGCTTGGCTAATTTCTTCACTGGCGGCCGCAATGGAGGTCTTTACTGATGGCCCTTTCCTTCTTGTTCGGCGGCAACACCAAAGAGACGCCGGAATCCATCAAGCGCAAGCGTGAGCTGGCAATGGCGATCATGGGTGCCTCGCCCGCCCCGAAGAATATCGGCGAGGGCCTGAACGCGCTAGGCTCAGGCATTGTTGCGGGTGTCATGAACCGGCGCGCCAATAAGGCGGAAGACGAGGGCCGTGCCTCTGCGGATACGGTTTTCAGGAGCGCGATGCAGGGCCAGCTTGCCAGCCAGATCATGGGAACCGCGCAATCGAGCATGGGCATCAATCCGGCGAGCGGCGGTGCATCTGACGGTTCCAGCTCCTATCGTGACGCCATTGCCTCGATCGAGAGCGCCGGGAGCGGCGATTACAGGGCTGTCGGCCCGACGCATCCGAAGATGGGCCGTGCACTCGGTCGCTACCAGATCATGGAAGCCAATATCGGCCCTTGGTCGCGCGAAGTGCTCGGTCGCGAGGTGACCCCCGACGAGTTCATCGCGAACCCTCAGCTTCAAGACGCCATTTTCGACGGGAAGTTCAATAGCTACGTGCAGAAGTTCGGGCCGGAAGGCGCGGCGCAGGCGTGGTTTGCAGGCCCGGGCGGCGTCGGCAAGACGAACCGCAAGGACTCCCTCGGGACAGACGTCGGCACCTATGGGCGCAAGTTCATGAGCGCGCTCGGTCCCCAGGCGCAGCAGCCGACAGAGGTAGCCAGCCTTGACCCTGCAGCCGGCATGCCTTCGCAGACCGCCACAGGCGCGGTCAACGCTATGGCTGCCGGAGGTGGCGCTGTTATCGCCGACGAGTCTCAATACTCGCCAGAGGACAAGGCGCGCCTTGCCGCTCTGCGCGGCCCCGCACCTTCTTCCGTCGCTTACAGCGGCCCAGGCGCGCGCATAGACACGCCAACGGCTGTCTACGACGACAAAGGTTTCCGTATGGAGCCGCAGGAACAGCGGCCGCAGCAGGCAGCTCCGTCCTTGTCGGACGAGGTGGCAGCCTTTGAGCAGACCCCAGAGTATCAAGCCCAGTTCCCAGGCATAAACGCCTCGGAGACGGCAGGACCGCAAAGCCCTCCGAAAGGCATCCCGCCGCAGTTCCAAGGCTCTCAGCAGATCGCCAACGCCCAGGGCGGCATCATGCCCGCGCTGATGGGCGGTTCCCCTGCCTCTCCCGATCAGGTCGCGCAGGCCCAGGCGATGGTGCAGCAGCCGCCGCAGCAGCAGGCACAGGCGCAAGGCAAGCCCGACAAAATGGCTCTCCTTCAGGCCCTGAGCAATCCGTGGCTGTCGCAGGAGCAGAAGGCGGTTCTGCAAACGCTCTATCAGCAGCAGGAGCAGGAAGAGCAGGCGGCCCGCGAGCAGCAGATATGGATGCAGCGCCAGCAATACGAACAGGAAGCCAAGCGCAATGATCCGTCCTACCAACTCGGGCTGAAAAAGACGCAGGCCGAGCTGGACCAGATGGGCAAGCCGGAATATCGGACGCTCACGCCGGAAGAGCGCAAGCAATACGGCATTCCCGACACCGATCAGCGTCTCTACCAAGTTTCTCGCGGCGGCAAGGTGGATGCAGTCGGCGGCGCCGGCCAGACGATCAATGTTGGCAACGAGATTGATGCTCGTAAGGCAGCCGCAGCAGAGCTAGGGCTTTCTCCGGACGACCCACGATATGAGTCGTTCGTGCTAACCGGGAAGTTCCCGCGTGAAGACTCCCAGTCTCTTACGGCGACTGACAAGAAGGCCATTCTGGAAGCGGATGAGATGGTGGCTGCAAACCAGAGCGCCCTTGACGCCCTCTCGCAGGCGGAGGCTCTATCCGATCAGGCGAATAGCGGCTGGTTTGCTGGCGCTCGGGCGTCGATCGGCAACAATCTTCCCGACTGGATGGTGCCGGACATCGTTTCGAGCCCGCAAAGCTCCCAGGCCACGACCGATATGGACAACGCCATCATTGGTCAGGCCATTACGCAGCTCAAGACCATCTTCGGCGGGAACCCAACAGAGGGCGAACGAAACATTCTCCTCGAACTTCAGGGTTCGTCGACCATGCCTCGAGAGGTCCGCAAGCAGGTGTTTTCCCGCGCTCGAGCGTTGGCCGAAAAGCGGCTGCAGTTCAATAATGATCGAGCAGCCGATTTGCGCGGCGGCACCTACTATAAGCCTGATCGGGCGCCCGCGACTGGTCAGAACATTGATGATCTCCTGAAGAAGTACGGAACGCCCTGATGGCCACTCTCGATCAACTTTCCAATGCTCTGATCAATGCCGATCGGGCTGGCGATGTCGAAGCCGCGCGGGCGCTCGCGGCTGAGATTTCGCGCATGCGCGCGGCGTCACCGGAGACACCGTCCACTTTGCCGCACACGCAGCAGCCGTCAGAGCCGCAACAGGCGGATGCTCGCGATAACTGGCTTGGGCGTGCTGATACGTTCATGCGAGGCGCTGCGGACACGATGTCGTTCGGCCTGGCTGATGAAATTGCCGCCGGCGGGGATGCGCTCTTCAATCCTCTCTTCGGAACGGGTCAGGACGGCGGCTCGCTTGCCGAGCGATACGACAGAAACCTGAAAGCACAGCGCACGACGGACGAGATCGATGCCAAGAAGCGAACGGCCGAGCGTCTCACGGGTCAAATTCTCGGGGCCGTCGGCGGCGGGGTTGGGCTTGCGCGGAACGGCCTGTCAGCGACAACAAACGCGATCAAAGCCAGCAAGGGGCTAGCCGGCGTCACCAAGGCGTCTGCTATTGAGGGTGCTGTCCTTGGAGCCGCCCAAGGCTTCGGCAGTGGGCAGGGAATTGAGGATAGGCTCTACAATTCTGGCTTAGGCGGTTTTGCGGGAGCGGGTGTTGGTGGCGCACTTCCAAGCGTTGCGACGGCTGTTGCCGGAGCGGCTAAGGGGGTGACTGCACCTTTTATTGCTCCCTTCCGCCCCGCCGCATACACCGACAAGGCCCTCCGAACCTACTTGCAGCGGTCCGGAAAGACGCCTGAGCAGATCGCAGACATCATGCGTTCGGCGGCTGATGACGGGCAGGGCATGTACACGGTCGCCGATGCGATGGGAAACGCCGGACAGCGTGCGCTTGTCCCCGTCACCAGAACCCCGAATAATGCTCGTCAGGAGGTGACGGACTTTCTCGTTCGCCGTCAGCTCGGTCAGCCTCAGCGACTGGCGAATGCTCTAGCCGAAGGTTTCGACGCTCCGCAGACCTCGGATCAAGTCAGTCGGGCCTTGACGAGCGCCCGCGATATCGAAGCTGACCAGCTCTACACCGCGGCCCGCCGGGGCGCCGGCCCTGTCAACGTGACGCCTATCCTGGACAGGATCGACGAGACCCTATCGCCGGGCGTCAACCGCGTCGTCAGCCCGCGGGACAATATCGGGTATGACACGATCGAGGGCGCGCTTGCCCGTGTTCGCCGGATGATTTCGGACGGGAATTCGCAGGTCACCGATTTCAATGCTCTCTTCCGCGCGAAACTCGATCTCGATGACATGATCACGAAGGCAGAAGGGCAGGGGGCCGGAAACAGGGCGAACTATCTCAGCCAGGTGAAGCGGGAGGTCGATCGGGCGCTTGAAAACGCGTCTCCCGCCTACCGAAATGCCAACGATACGTTTGCCACGCGGAGCAGAGTTATTGACAGCGTGGCGCAAGGTCAGGCGGCAAAGTCGGGCCGCGTCCGGTCAGAGAACAGTATTGAGCAGTTCAATGCAATGACGCCAGACCAGCAACAGGCGTTCCGGTCTGGCTACGTTGATCCGATCATCGCGGACATCGAAAGCCTTCCGATGGGGCCGGCCACAAACCGGGCCCGTGGATTGACCACACCGAAGTATGAGCAGGAGTTTCAGGCGTTCGCCGCTCCGGGCCGTTCTGAACAGCTCGGCAACCGCATCGGGCGCGAGAACCGCATGTTCGAGACGTCGAACGCCGCGCTTGGTAACAGCCGAACCGCTGACAATCTCGGCGACATCGACGACATGGCAAATTTTGACCCGGCTGTCCTCACGAACCTTCTGACCGGAAATTGGAAGCAGGCTGCACTGACGGGTGCTCGCCAGGCTTTCAACGCCGGCAAAGGCCTGCCGCCTCGTGTTGTCGAAAGAGTGGGGCGCTCACTGGTCGAAACAGATCCTGATCAGGCAATGGCGACACTTAACCGAGTGCGTGGGCAGCAGGTCAGTCGCGATCAGCTCCGCGCGATGATTCTGGAAAGCATGCTGCAGGGGTCGAACGCCGGGATTGCCCGGATCTCACCATAGGTGCTTGAAGCGAACGGAGGCCCAAAGCATCAGCGCCCCCCCGGTCACGAGCCCGACAAGGATCGACCGCCAGTCAAAAGGAACAAAGTAGAGATACCAGGCCCATCCGAGCGCCAGTAATACGAAGAACAGCCGAAAGCTTTCCGGCCGCCGATCAATCTTCGGCTCGCTGGGGTCGTGTTCAATGGTGTGTCGTGGGTTCATTCGCACAACATACACGAGTAGCGGAGAAAATGAAGGCGCGACGTGTAGACGGAACTAATAGCCGCCCGGGCGGGAATACGCGCTTCGCCTTCCACATCTGTTGCCCGCGGCATCACGCTGCCAGTCATATTGGCAGTTCCCCTGGTAGGATTTGTACGAGGGATAAGACGGGTAATACGACCCTCCGCCGCAGTTATTGTTCGCGCAGACGGCTACTGCGGTTCCCACCAATGCAACGGCCACGATAGCTGCCGCAGCCTGGTTCTCCCGCTGGACCATGTTGACGCATTCGATTGGGTCGATACGGCGACGCGCGAGCTCGCTGGTAAGCTCCTGCGTAAAGGCGAGATCGGTATTCGTTATGAAAGTTCGGCAGAGCGCTGACTTGCTCACACCGCCAGGATTCTTGCGAAAATCGGCCTGTGTCGTGGTGCAACTCGCCAAGACAAACGTCATCGCTGCGGCAATAGATAGCCGCCCCGCCAAGTAAAAATTCAAGATGTACCCCCTCAGTTCCCCTGATGCGCACTCAACAACTTATTGGCGACTAGTGTCAATAGACGTCGATACGAGAAAATCTAGCAAAGGCTCCCTCGCGGGGCCTTTTTCTATGGAGAATGCCAATGCCCAGAACTGGTGGCGTCTATTCCCCTCCTGCCGGCACGAAAGGTGTGTCCAACACGACCATTCAGAGCGTGCCCTACAATGCGTTCGTGGACGATCTGACGGCGGACGCCAATGCTGCCAGGCCGGTCACGGCCGGCGGTACTGGTTCGACCACGGCGAGCGGTGCGCGCACGGCGCTCGGGCTGGCGATCGGTACGAATGTGCAGGCCTTTGACGCGGGACTTCAGTCAATCGCCGGTCTGACGACTGCCGCGGATCGGATGATCTACACGACCGCATCGGATGTCTACGCGACGACGGCATTGACGCCGTTCGCTCGGACAATTCTTGACGATGTGGACGCGGCGGCCGCGCGCACCACCTTGGGTGTGGCCATCGGTACGAACGTCCAGGCGTACGATGCTCTGTTGCAATCGATCGCCGGCCTGACGACTGCCGCAAACCAGATCATCTATCTGACCGCGACCGATACAGCTGCGGTCGCCACAATCACCGCATTCGGCCGCTCGCTGCTCGACGATGCGGATGCCACGGCAGCGCGAAGCACTCTCGGGCTCGGGACCGCCGCCACCCGGAACACTGGAACGTCCGGCGCCAACGTGCCGCTTCTCGATGGTGCGAACACTTGGTCGGGGGCGCAGGTTTTCAACGCCAACCCGACTATCAGCAACAGCGCGCCGTATGTGCGCTTTCAGGACACGACGACATCAGCCTACGACGCGCGCATCAGGCTCGACGCGAACAACGTTTACATCGACGGGTCCGCTGACGGTTCCACCTATGCCGAAGTACTCCGTTTCGAGATGGACACCAAAGCCGGTTACATGACGTCGCTCTTCCTTGGAGCGACCGGCGAGGCGATCCGGCTCAACGCCCCGACTGCCGGCAACGACCCGTATATGTCGTTCTACGTAGCCGGCGTTCGCCAAGCCTATTTCCAGTATGTCGATGGCACCGGGGTCAACCAAGGCCTGAGACTCGTCAACGACGTCGCGACCGGCGGCGACACCGGCTTGACCCTTAAAAACTCGGGCGGCGTAGACAGTCTCGAATTTCAGGTCAACGGTGTCGAATACGTCGTCTATCATTCCGGCAACCTGTCCTCCGCCGATCTGAATGCGATCTACGGTTACACCCCGGCTTCGACGGCGGTTGACATCATCGCTGGCAACGGCCTGACAGGCGGCGGTGCGATTTCGGCCGACCGCACGCTTGCGATGGGCACGCCTTCAACCCTCACGGCAACGTCCACCAACTCCGTCGATGCTGACACACACGCCCATGACGTCGATTGGGGCGGCGGTGTCGCCTCCATCGCAGCCGGCGCCGTCGGCTCTTATGCCTGGTGTCAGCGCGTCAACAACACCACAGGTTATACCCTCGGGCAAACCGTGCCCGGCACCGATCTTGAGTCGGCAAGCTCATCCAGTGGCGGCGGCGCGGCTCTTTCCGGCACGTGGCGATGCATGGGTAACATCGGCGCCGGCTCGACTGCTGGTGGCTCGCTCAGTCTCTTCTTGAGGATTTCGTGATGGAATTTAGAAACCCCTTCTACAGCCGGCCGGACAATTCGGCGATCAACATGGAGGTCAATCATCCGTCTTTCGGATGGATACCCTTCACGGCGAGAGAAACAGATATTGAGGAGCATTGCCGGCAGCTCTTCGCCGAGGCCAACGCAGGCACGGTCGCGCCATACACGCCGCCGACGCAGGAAGAGGTCCGGGCGAACATGTCGACTCTGACCTCCCGGCAGTTCCGAATCGGTTTGGTCAGGGGTGGATTCACGCTGGCGCAGGTCACCAGCGCGATCGAGGCGATGCCGGAAGGCGCCTCCAAGGAGGAGGCCAAGATCGAGTGGGAATACGCCACCACCTTCGACCGCATGCATCCGCTTATCGCCACGGTAGGCGCCGCGCTCGGGCTCTCCGACGAGCAGATTGACGCCATGTGGGTGGCTGCTGTCGACCTCTAAACCCTCCCCGAAGGACAGATGACGATGAAAACGACCGTGCAGTCTCTGCAGCGGCGCTTGATCGCGCTCGGCTATCCGTTGCCGAAGTTCGGGGCAGACGGAGACTTCGGCGACGAGACGAGGGTGGCCTTCAGCAAGGTTTTAGATGACCTGGAGCGGTTGCGCGGCGCCAAGCCTGCGGCAGAGCCGAAACCCGCGTCTCTGCCCCCCTCTGGTCGAGAGAGCGAGGTTCCCGCCGACTGGATGCCCGGTGCCAAGATGGAGAGGATCATTCTCCACTGGACGGCGGGTGCCCACAAGGCCAGCGAATTCGACCGCGGGCATTATCACATCCTCATCGAGGACAATGGGCAGCTGGTCCGCGGCATTCCCTCGATCAAGCTCAACGAAGCGCCGGCGAAGAAGGGCTATGCCGCTCATACGCTCGGCGCCAACTCTGGATCGATCGGCGTCTCGCTGTGCTGCATGGGCGGTGCAAACGAGGCGCCATTCGATCCCGGCAAGTATCCAATGACCCGGGCCCAGTGGGACGCGCTGACATCCGTCGTCGCCGACCTCTGTCGCCGCTACTCCATCCCGGTCACTGACAAGACCGTCCTCTCTCATGCCGAGGTGCAGAACAACCTGGGCATTCAGCAACGCGGAAAATGGGATTTCACGCACCTCGCGTTCGATCCTTCCGTGAAAGGCGCAAAGGCCTGTGGCGACAAGCTGCGCGCCGAAGCGAAAGCCAAGCTCTAACCCCTCCCAACATCAAAGGAACTGACCATGCGTTCACTGATCTTTGCATCGGTGGCGGCGCTTTCGCTCGCCTCCTGCACGACAACTGGCTCGATCGACTCGGCCATTCAGAAGAACCTGCCGCAGGTCTGCTCGGCGGCCGCGACGACTCACTCGGCATTCCTGATCGTCGCCAGCACCGGCAACATCAAAGCCCGAACGATTGCCCGCCGAGGCTGCGGCCTGGTCGGCTCTTGACGTCGTCTGCAAGAACCCGAGCAGCGTCACTGCCGCGACCGCGCTTGTGAAGGCTGCCGAAGCCTATGCGGCAATCACCCTCGCCCTGCGCGAAGCCAAAGCCGCAGCATAAGGAGAGACCTTCATGAACATCTCGAAAGCCATCGCCGCCGCCGCTGGTGGTGCGCTGACCGGTACAGCCGGTCTGCCCTTCATGCCAGAGGGCACCCCTTGGTATGGCTATCTGGCGCTGTACGCGCTCACGATCGGGCTGCCGGCGTTGCTGACCTACATCGCGCCGAAGAACACGCAGTAACGACAGAACACGCCGGCTCTCATCCTTCGAGGGCCGGCTCTTTCACCGTGGCATTGCATACGAGGGCAGGGGCTTGGCTGAACAGGAACCCGAAAAGATGGTTGCGACTCCGAAATGGAGGTTTGAATATAACCTCAACACCCTGGTGATCCTGTTCGGCTTCGCCGGCGGCCTCGTAGCGTGGGGCGCGACATGGGAGAGGGTGAACGCCAATCAGGATTCGCAGGCTAATTCCATCGATCGCCTCGACAAGCGTCTGACTGCGGCTGAGGTATCCCTCCGGCAGATCGACAATCACGAGCTTCGGATTTCCGCGGTGGAGAAGCAGGCAGCCGAGGCGGCTACATCAATGAAGGCTGTCGAGAACACGCTCAACGCGTTATCAGCCGATACCCGCGTCATGCGTGAGATATTGCAGCGGATCGAGGCCAGCCAGCAGGACGGGGCGCAGTTGCGCCGCTGACAAATCAGAGTGGCTTTGCCATTCTCGATCTTGAGGAACGGAGCTGCCGCCGTCTCCATGATCGTATCAGATGCGGTGAATGCTGCCCTGGTTTGAGGTGCTGCGATTTTCCGTTTCAACTGGAAACTTCACGTTGAATGGTCGCTACGGTTGTGTTTGGATCTATTTTGACTAGAAGGGCGTTAAGATTCGGGCAAGCCCGAGCTTGTACAAGCGGCCCGATAGGATCGGCGTGCCATTCACGGGGAGAGAGCAGATGGCAATCGTTTACACTGCAAATGACGATAGTGCGCAAGTGGAAGAGATTTTGGCTCGTGCAAAGGAGATCCCCAACGTCGCAGAAATACTCGAAGTGATAGCTCGCGCCAACAAGCTCAATGCTGTTGTCAGCGCATCGACGTCCGTAAGCTCCCTGTCTCCTCGTCTGGGTAATGTCTATTACGCCTCCTGCACTCGGATGATGTGATGCCAAGTTGGGGTGAGGTTGGCCAAGAGATCCAGCAGCTCTTGGGAGAATCAGGTGGCACGGGTGTGACACCTGACGGCGTCTCCGTGATCGACCACGTTCGCCGGAAGTATATACGGCAAGTCAGTGAATTGACTAATCGACCAACAGTTCTCTATGCGACCAGATGGACCGTCACTGGGTCCCCGTTCGTCGCTCCGCCAGATACGCTTTCGATCGTGTACGAAGATGTCCATGGGTTCATGGAGACGCTGCATGGCAACGGCTCCCAAGAGTTAAACCTTATTCTTCATAGTCCTGGCGGTTCTCCTAACGCGGCAGCAGCCATCGTCCAGTACATACGTTCAAAGATCGACAATCTTGTCGTGTACGTTCCGCACATGGCCATGTCCGCGGCTACGATGATAGCGTGCTCAGCGAACCGGATTGTGATGGGGCGACACTCATCTATTGGTCCAGTCGACCCGCAGTTCAATATGCAGACGAACCTCGGAATAAGGATGGTTCCTGCGCAAGCAATCGTGGACCAGTTCGAGAAGGCTAAAGAAGAGTGCGCTGACCCGACAAAGTTGGCTGCACGGGCGCCAATGCTTGCCCAATATGGTCCCGATCTCTTGATGGCTTGCCAGAACGCGCAGGACTTATCCAAGCAGCTCGTTACCGAATGGTTGCGCACATGGATGTTTGCCGGCGAGGAAAAAGGTGACGAGATTGCCGCATCGATCGCCGCGTGGTTGGCCGACCACAAGGAATTCAAGGATCATGGGCGGCCTATATCAAGATCCGAGGCGGAAGCGCACGGACTGGTGGTGGAGCCTCTAGAGGCTGATCAACGAGTTCAGGACGCTGTGCTTTCGGTATTTCATGCGACATCGCACACTTTTTCTGCAACCTCTTGTGCAAAGGTCATTGAAAATGATCAGGGCAAAGCCTTTCTGAAGCTGATCAATCCCGGTCAGTGACTGTTTGCGTTTTGGCTTCTTTGCAATGCAGGGTGATACGCGAAACGCCTCATGATCTGAGCGGCAGCGGACGCCAGCCACCGCTCTGCTTTATGTGGTCATGCCATCCGGCGATTTGAGGAGCAAGGCTATCGCCGTCGAGGGCGCGACCGCGAGCTGGTATCTGAACAGGAGCACGAGGTCGCCTACTCGATGAAAGCGGCGAAGGTGACACGGCAGAAGGCGCTCGAGGCGATCCGCGAGGCCGGCCCGAGCCGGGAAAAGGTGGTGGCGTATCTTCAGGGCAAGTGAAGGCATAAAAAGGTGAGTGCCCGCGCAAGGGGACTAGACACGGGCGATGCTAACAGGTTTGGGGGACCTGATGCCGAACTGCTCGGCGCCACAGAAAGTCGTGCGGGCGACTTTTGTTCGGCTCCCCGGGCGCGAACTCAGACAGGGAAACGCTATAGCGCCTCCGCTACGAGAAGACCCCGACTTTGGTGCACATCGAGCTCCTCTTTTAGCCGGGTTCATCTTCTCCGCCCTTCGGCGTGGCACCGCTCGAAATATTCTTCCGCGGCACCACACAAACATCGCCGGAACGAGCCTCCTCGCCCTTGTAGTCGGCCAGGGTCTGCAGCCAATCCTCCAGCACGGGCTGCTTTATGTTGTCCGGGAGAGGCAGTCCGTCCACCAGCTTGAGTGCGAGATCGAGAAACTCCTCCGCGCGAGCTTCATCGCCGCTCTCACGGTAGTATCGAGCGACGAACTGATAAAGGTCCGCCCTTGCGTCGTCTTTCAGGCCTGTCAGTGCAAGGATGTGTTCGGAGAGCTCCTTGCCCATAGCGAGGCGCTCGACGGACGGAAAGTCCGTGTAATCTAACTCTGGACCGAAGAGTTGATACATCGCCTGCAAAAGCCAATCTTCGTCGTTTCTGTCGATAGCGTCACGAACCAATTGCCCTAGTACGGGCAGGCCGGTCTGCATGTCGCGCATCCCGTGAACCAACAAGCCCGAATGAGCCGCGCGGAGGTGGAGGCTATCTGGCAGCAAAGCGATGCCGTCTTCGATCACCGAGAGCGCCGTCTTCCAATCTTCTATCGCTATCGCCGCCTCTAATTTGTCTCCGATCGACTCGGTTAGCGCTTCTTCTCGCGCTTCGGCGATCCGCTCCCTTTCAACGGCTTTTGCTTGATCGCTGCTACGCCACGTGCCGTCAAGCACCTGCGGCAGGACGGAATCGAGTTCCGTCGGATGACCGATAAAGGCGATGTGGCTGTCTCGGTCGACCACAAACGAGGTCGGAAGTCTGGAAGAAAGGCTCGGCCCCATCCAATGCTTGTCCATTTCGCCTGAGCAGTCGATCCCGACCCGGAAGTTCAACTTCGGGGATTTTTCCGTCAACCATGCTTCCAGATTCGCTTGAGCTTCATCGGCAGTTGCAGCCTTTTCACTTGCCGCCACGCCAACGACCTCCAGCCCGCGGGCCCTGTATTTCTCCTGCAGCTGTGTCAGATTGAGCATCGCCTTCACACAATGTGGACACGAGGTGCCGAAAAACTCGAGAACATACACATAGTTGGGCTGGAAGTTCGCGAGCGCCTCGCCTCGTAGCCAGTTTTGCACTTTAATTGCGGGAGCCTGTGACTCCAGAGACAAGATCATATTGCTCTCCAAAGCTGTTTCCTTGCCATGAGCGGTAGCCTCATACGCGTTCTCCTTGCCTAAGAGCGGCCGCTGCCAGCGGTCAACGATAACGAAAACGAGAATAAGACTTCGCCAGATTGCGAAGGAAGTTGTAATTGTTGAATGGCACACCCATGCCGAAGTCATAGGTATCGAGCGCTTCCCTTGCTTCCTCGGTCAGTTCGGACCAACTGACGGCAGGCTGCATCCCACCACGGATCCGCGTGTCCATGAGAGAAAAGTGGTAGCCTCTTACCTCCCGATGATATTTGACCAGCGGATGTGTTCCATGCATGTGCGGCTGTGTCGACACGTAGTAACGACCATTGCTCGAGTAGCTGACCGATTCAACCTGCGCTTCGCTATCGCAACTCGTCAGCCATACGACTACATCCTGCCAATCATATCGAGACCCACCGATGTAGGGCCAGCCCAGGTTATGCTCCTTGGGAAAGAACCACGAGTACATGACGCCACACTGACCGTTATACTCCCCCGCTCTGACATAGATCTGTCCAAGGTTGCGTGAGCACTCGCCGTTCTCCATTCCTGATGGCTTCAGACCGCCGCTGACCCTGCCGGCGGCATCCACGGCCGGAAAAGGGACGCAGCCTTCAATGACTTTGAGATAGGGCTGGAAGGTCTTGAGGAAAGCCGAGTTGCTGTCGGGAAACCCTCGCACCTTATCGTGATCAATTACATCAGCCGCGCGCGCCGCCATCGATAGTCCGCAAACAAAAACGAACATTAACGCGGTTAGCAGCATTCGCCCATTGCGTGGAGAGATGTTGGTCATCGTGCTTCCTTTGTTGTTTTGAACCATCTTCGAAATCCAGGAGCGAAGTGCCGTCTTAGGTGCGGCTCGGACCATGATGTGGGCGACTTCACCGCCCCTCGAATATGGCAAGGTTGAGAACGAGCTTGCCATACTTCGCCACGAGCTCGGGGTTTTCGACCATGTCGAGCTTGACGACCTTGACCTTGCCAGCAAGCTCGGCGTTGATTTGTTCGGGGCCGGGTGCGATCATCTCGCCCGGCGCGCACCCTTCTATCGAGAAGCTGACGAGGACCGGTTCGGCCGACTTCAGAACTTCTTCCGGGAAAATGGAAGTATCTCCGCTCATTATGAAGTGCTCCCTTTCATGAACGAAATCCAGGACAATCCCTTGGCAGTTTAAACGGCACGTTGTGGCGTTTTTATTTCGATGGCTACCAGCTTCTTCTTTGGCTTTTGCTTGGGCTTCTGCTTTGGCTTTCGCTTGGACTTGCCAATGCCCCCCTTACCGTAGAACGCGATCTGGCGCAGCGCTGCCATCTTGTTTTCCTTTCGTTGTTTAAACTGTTTCGGTTGTTCAGACACATGAATGGGCCTTGGGGTAGTCGTGCAAAAGTCGTGCCGGGCCACAGGAGTGGCTGGAACGAAGCTAGTTGCTTTCTCTCAGACAGTTAGATCTGGAAATTGACCAGATGGTTGAACGAGCAACTCGTGTCGCTAAGCCGACAAAGGTGACGGACAATGTCGTATGCGTGGTCACCACGCGCCGGGGGCATGTGGAGGCGCTGGCGCTCGTCCGAAACTCTAGCATTAGCGGCAAGGCGTATCCTTGCACCGCGCGTGGCGCCGTCCTCGAAGCTGCGGACGGCATCGGGCGGAACGCGGAAGCCGTCGCGGCCGCGTGCTCGACATGA